GCGGCGATTGAGGCCAGGCCGACACCGCCAAATGCTTCGGCGGCGTTTTTGCCCATCGCCAGCAGGATGGCGTCGGTGGCCTGCACCTCTTGATTGATCCGCTGGAATGTCTGCGTGGCCGTTTCGCCGAACTGCGCGAATTCTCCAATGGTCGGCACCAGGCGGTTAACCAGTTCGTCGGAGACCTTGCTGATTTCTCCGGCGATCTTTTCGCCGGCTTTGCTCCAGTCGCCGTTATCGGTCAGTTGCAGGCGAAATTCGTGGCTGAAACCTTCCAGAGCCTTGGTCGATTCGACGCTGAGCGTTTTTCCGATTGTCTGCAGGCCGCTGACAGTGGTTTTGAGCAGCCCGTCCAGATAGCGGTCAACATCACCGCTGACGCCAGACAGATCGGTCCATCGCTTGTCACTGCGGAACGTGCCACCGCGCTGGCTGCGCTCCTGGAACGCATCGCCAGAGAACCCGGAGACATCGAACGTTCCCTGAATGCCGGCCGCGTCGTTGCTGATATTTCGGTTTCGGCCGAACAGCCGCGAACCAGCCTGATAGGCCATGTACAGATACGGGTTTGACGCATAAGCCCCGCCCGCGCTGCGGTTGTTGTCCATGCCCCAGCCGGCCTTGGCCATTTCGGCCATCAGGTATTCGCCTAGCAGCGCGGCCGTTGCCGGGGCGGCGACAGCCGATAATGTGCTGCCGGCGCCGGTCAGATACGCACCACCGCCAGCCGTACCCGCTTGGCCAGCCAACTGGATAGAGCCAAGTGACGTATTGGTCGCAATCGGCGCAGTACTCGAAAGCCCAAGATACTGCCCCATGCCGCTAGTGGCGAACGCCGATGCCGCATTGGTAATCCCGCCATTGACCGCGTTGTATGCGCCAGTAACACCGGAAACAACGCCGCTGATACCGCTGCCGGATTGGCCTGCTACCGCTCCCGCCGCTTGCGCTGCGCCACCGGCAAAGCTGCTGACCACGCTGACAACGATGGGCTTGATCGTAAGCTTGTAGATTTCGTCAGCGACGGCAGTCTTGAAGCTGGTCGCCAGCGCCTTGCCGAAAGCATCCCAATCCGCCTTGCCGTTTTCCAGCATGCGGGTGAAGCTATCGTGGAAAGTCTGGTCGATGGTGTCGACTGTCTTTTCCCAAGCTCGCGCAGCTTCTTCTGCGGCCTTGGCTGATTTCTCTGCTGCAGCCTTGCCGTAATCAAGCTGTTCTAGCTTGCGGCCTTCATCTAGAATCTTTGCCTGCTTGTCGCGTCTAACCTCAAGATTGCGCAACAGCTCGCTACTGCCTACGCCGATTTCTGAATTCAGTTCTCGCTCTGCGGCAATCTGCTCGTCGATCAGCTTTAGATCGTATTCAGCAACTTCGGCGCGGGATTTTCCGTATGTAGCAACGTCACGCGCGATCTTCTTGTATTCGTCATCAAGGCCTGAAAGCGCTTTATCTTGAGCGGCGCGCGAATCTGACAGCATCTTGATCGTGGCCTCGCCTTCGATGCGCAGACGCTTCTGTGTGTCGATTTCTTGCGCTGTCGCCTGCAGATTTGCCTTCTGCAGTGGCGAGATATTGGCGTATTTCTTTTCCTGTAGCTCAATGTTGAGCTTTTCAACTGCGCTCAGTTTTTCAGTAACACCAAGCTGCTTTTTCAGGCCATCCAGCAGGTTTTCATAAACCTTTTCATCGCGGGCGGCCTGCGTGTTTGGCTTGGCTTTTTCTTCGTATTTCTTCGCAAGAGCCGCTTTTGCCTGCTGGTATTTTTCTTCACTTACCAGACCTGCAGCGCGGTCAGCATCAAGCAATTGCAACTCTTTGCGCTGCTTAACCGCTTTGCTAGCTTGGCTGTCGATAAGCGAGTCATATTTCGTTGCTGCAGCGATCTGCGCCTGATTCTTTGCCGCTGCTGCGGCATCTTCTTTTGCGATGTCCTGTTTCTTTTTGCTGGCATCAACAAGGATTTTCAGCTCTTGCTCTGCGGCAGCTTTAATTTCCTTAAGGCGATCACGCTCGAAATAACGAGTCGGGTCATCCAGCGCCATGCTGACGCGTCCAGCAGTGCGCTGCAGCCGGATCATTTTTTCTGCGTCAGTTTCGTCGCGGCCGATATCCTTGGCGGAATCCCAGACGTGCGCCGAAATTTCCTTTATGGCTTGCCATTTTGCTTCTATGTAGCCAAGGTTCTGCACCATCTTCGGCGTGCGCTTGTCGATGGCATCGGCCCATGCATTCTGCGCCAGCGCAGCAGCCTCAGACGCCTTTCCTTGCTCCTGCAGCGACTTGATCTGCTCGTAGACCGCGAGAGTCAGATAGTGGGTTTTCTCGCTCAGCTCAACCGAAGCCTTCACCGGCTCCTTGCCCAACGCCTCGAACTGTTTGACGGTATCGGCAACAGCGGGGCCGCCGGCCTTTTCGAATTGGAGCGCCGAGCGGGTCAGCCGCTCAATCGATTCGGCGCCGATGTTGCCTGACGCAGCCATGGCAGTGAGTGCTTCTGCCGCAGCGCCGCGAGTGATACCGCTGATATTCGCCATGGACTGAGCCATAGCGTTGAATTTGTCGGCCGTGATGCCGGAAATGTTGCCAGTCAGGATCAAGTTCTTCTTGAACTCGTCCATCTCTGTTGATCCAGCGTAGGCCGCATAACCAATGCCGCCGATAGCTGCCGCAGCAACGGTGAACGGTGTAACCAGACTGGCCACGTAACCGCCTAGCGCTTTGGCTGCGTTGCCCACGCCACCGAACATATCCTTGAGCTGGCCGCCTTGCTGCAGCAGCACGGTCATTGGCGCTTGACCGGATTGCAGCGATACGACGATATCGGTGAACTGCGCCGGCACACCGCGCAATGCGGCTGCGGTCTGAGCGGCGGTCACACCAGTACGGCCAAGCGAAGAACGGGCCGCCTCTTGCGCTGCTTCTGCTGCACGCAACTGGTCAATGTACGGTTTCAGCGCTTCGCTGTTCAGTCCGCGCTGTTTGCTGATAGCGTCGAAATAGGCGGAAGTCGATTGGCCGCCGGCCTGAGTCGCGGCGGTGGCGCGCTGAATCGATGCAATCATCGACTTCGATGCGCGGTCTACTTTCTGCGCCGATTCACCAGCGCCGTCGCCCATCTTGTCGATACTGGACGCAGCAGCACCGCCAGCCTGGGCGATGGTCGACGACATGTCCTTTGCTGCGTTTGCAGTGGACGCAAATTCCTGCTTTGCCTGCTGGCCGTTGGCGGTAACGTCTATCTGGACTTTTTTATTGATGTCGCTCATTACGTCCTCTTGTTCATTTCCACCAGCGCTGCAGATTCGATAACCCGCACGTCGTCAAACAATTGCTGCCACGCCTCGCCGCTCAACCCGCGCTTGTCCATCAGGACAAACAGCGGCGAGTAATCCAGACCCGTCGCGCCATTCATGCCTATCCGCCACTGCGTCTGCACCATGCAGAACAGGTCAAACGCTGGCTGGTTTTCTGGCCAGAGTTCAACCGGGTCTGTTTCGTAATCCTCTGGCGCAAAACCGGCAGCCGCCATTTCTTCGGCTGTCGGCATGCGCTCGTAGATTGCAGCGGTGGCGGCCCTCAGTTTCCCAATCGGCCTTCTGTGATTGCTACGCGGTATGTGTCCATGATGGCGAAGGCCATCGCGGGGATTTCGTCACACAAGGCGACGACGTTTTCGCGGCTGAATTCTTCGTCCAGGTTCCAGTCTTCTGCCGCGCGCATGATCTGATCTGCGTGGCGCTCAACGCCGGTCCGGTATGCCTGTTCCAGCGTTGCGGCAATGGCCTGCTCGCTGTTGTCCGCCGGCTTTACGTCGTTTTCCGCGAAAATCTCGTCCAGAAACGCGCCAAACTCGGAGCGGGTGCGGTACGTGTATTTCATCTCCACCGATACGTCATCACCATTCAACAGTTTGGTTTTGACGGTTGCGGTGAAGTTTTTCGGGCGTGCGCCCAGCTTGATCTTTGCCATGTCGTTTTTCTTTCTTGATGGGTAAAAAGCACTGCAGGCGCGACCTGCAGGCGTAAAAAGCCCGCCGGGATTTCTCGCGGCGGGCTGGGGCAAAACTATTAGGAGGCGTAGCGGGTCAGACGATTCGAGCCGTTGAATGCAACGTTGACGCGGTTGATCTGGCCGTCTTGCAGGCGGACGGCTTCATTCAGCGCCACGGTGCATGGCTGGAAGATCAGCGAGCCGGAACGGGTAACCATCTTCAAGCAGGTGTAGGTCTGCACGTCTGTCAGGGCTTTCAACGCGGTGTAACCTGCGCCACCGATGGAATCGGCATCCAGTTCCATGGTGTAGTTGGTGGCGCTGAACCCGTCGTTGATCGAGTATTCGACATCCGATTCAACAAACTTGTAGGTAACGGTCTTCGGATCGCCACCGCTCGATTGCGGATTCATCACGCCGGTGATCTGCGTAAACGTCGATACTTTACGCACCGAACCGATGCCGCTTCCGGCAGGGAACAGCGTAGTGCTGGTGGTGTCTGCGCCTTCCAACACGAAGGAGTCAGTGGCCACAGACTTGATGCGGAAGTTGCGCAGGTTCAGGCGACCCCAACCAGAGGTGATTTCAACGATATCGCCGTTGCTGTAGCCGTGCGCAGCGCTGGTCACGACCGCTTCAGATGCGTTTGTTACGACGGTAACGGTTTTCGATGCGGCATAAGCCGATGCGATGAAGAACGTGGTGCCAGTAGGTACTTGTGCCATTTGATGGGCCTTTCAGACGAAAAAAAAGCCCCAACGGGGCGGATTTAGGACGAAAAAAAACCGCCCGAAGGCGGCTTGGTGTTGGGGGCTAGATGGCTATCGAGCGCCCCAGATTGAGAATGTCTGTATGGCGCCGCGTAAATCGGCGTCCTCGTCGTACTGCGCAGCCAGCCCTGACGATGGGCGGGCTTGAATGGTGGTAATAGCGATCAATGCCGCCTCGATTGATGACGACAGCGCATTGGCTGCGGTGCGAGTGGTCGCCCAGACGCTGATCTGCATCTCTGCGTTGCGAATGGTCGGCACCTCGTCGCTGGTGTAGCTCAGCGGTCGCCCGCCAATCGCCTGGTAGACGACATACGGCGCAGCAGTGCCAGCCGGCGCAATGTCCGGGTAGACCCGCGGGCAAATTGCCTTGATTGCGTCATAGACGGCGGTTTCGATGCTCATCCGAGTCTCTTGGTTATCTCTTGAATTACAGTCGACGCAGCAGCTTCTGCGGCGGCATCGCCTTGTTCAACGTAGGCGCGACGGATGAATGACTTTGCATCGTGTTTTGCGTTGCCGTTTTCAATCCAGTGCCCGTGCGGCGCTTTCTTGTGGTTCCAACTGATGTGGTACGTTGCCACGCCATCGCCGGAGTTGTCTTTGCTGTAGACGCGATATATCGAGTCGCGCAACTGCCCCGGTTTGATCCAGTAGCCGCCGCTTTTCCCGCTCTTGCTACGCTTGATGAACTTCGGCCCGCCAGCAAAAACGGGAGCAAGCTCTCTGGCGCGTGTGTAAAGCACCAAAGCACCCGCATGGGCAGCAGGCCTGACAACTTCACTGGCTGCGCTGCCGAGACTATCTAGCAGGCTATCCAGCCCACTGGTATCGACATCAAGATTGAAACTGTTGTTGCCGTTGCTCATCGTGCAGCCTCACAAATCAGCGTCATGTACATGCGCCTTTTCAGGTCTGGCAGAACATCGATAATTTCGAACACAACGCCATTAATGGTTGCTCTAACCCCAGGAACAATCGAAGGCCTGCGACGAATGACAGCGCTGGCGCGTGAAATCGACATGTCGCGATCTGCCTTGATGGTTTCCATGCCGCTGGCAAATCGCACATCCGCCCATGTGGTGGCGAACGTCACCCAGTCGTCAACCTGCTGGCCGGCGGAATCCTGCGTGCCAGTGCGCTGGCTGAATGTGACAGGGGTTTTTAATTGGCTGGCGGACATTTAAACGTCACTTTCAAGCCACGTTTAATGTCGCGGCCAATTACATCTGCTGATAATGGCAACCCAAGCCATGCTCCAAATCTTGTCAAAGACAGATAAGGGCTAAGCCACCAGCTTGCTTTTATATGCACAATAATCACTTGCTTAGACATTACGCCCCCGGTACCCAGAATGGATCGAGCAAGCCTTCCCAGAAACACCGAGGCAATTCGGCAACCGGCTGACCGGCGGTGAGCGCCTCGCGGTTTTCGTACCACGTTGCGATTGCCAGCAGCATCCACGCCTTGATGCTTTGCGGTACATCCGCCGCAGCGCCATATCCGCAGGTGTAGCTCACCTGCACCGAACCCGGCCACTCGCGGCAGGACGGCCAGCTTTTGCCGAATGCGGGGATGAGTCGGCCAACCAGCTCGTCGGTAATCACGTCATATTCGGTATTCGCCAGCGTCTGGCGCGTGCCGTTGCTGTCGAGATACGACACCGACTGAACCGATTGCAGCTTCGGCAGCGGCAGCTCCAGCGAATCGACTGGAAACACATCAATCGCATAACGCCACTGCTGCGACACCAGCGCCCGGCCGGTGCGATGCTCTGCCTGCTGGCGGGCGGTGACGATCAGCGCAGTGATCAGGCTGTCGTCATCGGTGATATCGACACGCAGATGCAGCTTGGTCTCTGCCAGCGTCAACGGCTCAGCGGCTGGCGTTGATAGTTGAGTCAGCATGCGTGGCTTTCGGAAATGAAAAACCCCGCCGGAGCGGGGTGGGTGTGGGCGTTAAAAAGCCCGCGTGGTGGGGGGCGGGCGTTTGGCGTTGGCCTATACAGCGACAACTGACAGCCGATCGACATAGGACGTGTTGCCAGACATCTGAAACCCCACCTGCGTCGCCGTATTGTTGAACGTATCGATCTTGCTCCAGATTTCCATGTCGTTGACGTATGCAGTGATCTTGTTTCCGTTGCACACGATACGCAGAACGTCGTTGTCAGCGAAATACGCAAGCGTAGTGACGTTTGTATCGCCAGCAACGCCGGAAGCAATCTTCTGTGCAGTCCAAGCCCCTCCACTGACGCCGATACGCCAGTAGTTAGTAGAACCGCTAGCGCGGACAATCGCCCACACTTGCGAACCGGAGCCAACACTAATCACGCGCAGAGAGTAAACAAAATCCGACACGCCCATGTTTACCAGTGCACGGCAGTTTGACGAAGTGACGTTGTACGCTCGCTTGCTACTGATACCGATTACGTTTGTCGGGCCTGTATCCTGCGTGTACGTTTGCCCAGATGTGGCGTTTCCAAGGCCAGTTGCGGAATCAGCGCGATTGAACGTGTCAGCACCGATATAGCCGGCAATACCAGCCGCCTGACCGGAGACAATTCCGGCAAAGCTCGCAAGGTGCCGACGCCGCCAATCTTCTCGATCAAAGCGCGCCAGACCCATACGGATATAGAACCCGCCGCTGATTCGAGAGGTGTACATGCGCAGCCAGTAATCGCCGTTGTCGGCCTGCTCAATCACAAACGCGCTGCGGTAAAAACCGACCTTGCCGAAGTTCAGCGGACTGACTTGAAAGGTGGTCATGTCCAGAGTTTCTATCCAGTACAGGCCACCGCCACCGCTGTTACCGTCCTGCATAAGCGCAGCGATTTTGCCGCTGCTCAAGCGAACCCAAAACGAATGCCACCACGTACCACCTGTCGGATGCGTGATAGTCAACAGAGACGGTGTACCCGGCCAACCAGAATATAGGCTGGTGGACTGCATATAGCGCACCTGAAATACGCCGCCCTCGAAGTTGTGCCCGACGATATTCCAGTTCGTTCCGTCATGCCAAATGGACGGGGATGCCATATCCATTACACTAATGAGCCCCTGCCAAACATTAACAGGAGTTGTCCACGATCTACCATCAGTTGATTCGGTTACGTAAACTATGTTACAGAACTGGCCGCCGACATTAATGCCCCGCGCCCGCCAGATCAGAATTAGCTTGCTCTTGTCAGGCATCAGGAATAGGTGTGTGTCGCTGTTGTAGCCGGTCGCCTCTGTCGGTTTTGGGAATAGCGGGTTCGGCGCTCCCGCAGGCAGTTCAAAAGTTTCACCGTCATTGCTGGCACAGATACATGGGTTTTCGTATGTACTGTCAGCGCCGGGATACGGGGTATAGGCCATCCAGTAGCGATAACCTTGCCAGCCGTTTTTCTCGTACACCATGCCTGGGTGCGTGCATTCTGCAGTCAAGTTCGCCGCAGTGCCTGGGCCATACGGTGTCGGCGGATTGATAGCTTTCGGCATCGTTACCAGCCGGACGTTCTGAAAATTCAGATCGGCTGGCGCAATGTAGTCTGGCGTTGCAAAAATCCGACTAGCCCCGATCTGCAGCTTTGCGCTGTTGCCCCCCGCATCCGTCGCGAGCTGGGCCATCCGTACATTATCCGCCGGGCCATCCAGATCGTAGGTGGCGATTCCCGCAGCAACCAGCGACGCTTCATCGCTGCCGCTCAGCGTGGTAACGATTTTTTGTTGATGCAGGCCGTTCCAGGCTTGCAGCATGCGAATGGTCATGGCGCTTTGTCCTTACTTTTCGGTTTCTGTTTGTTTCTTGCGCTTGGCCGGTGGCTCAGCGATTTCCGTCTGCGTGGTGATGTAGCTTGCTGCAAACGCATCTTCTACCAGATGCTTGGCATAGGCCGGGCTGGTGCGCAGGATGGTTCCTGGCATCAACGTTCCATATGGCGCTGTCACCACCGTGCTGGTGATGCGTACTTGTACTGATTCCATATTTTTCTCCTGATACACCCGGCCATTTTCAGGCCGGGCACCAGTCAGCGATTAAGCCGGCGTCAGGTCACCGCCACGCACAGCGGCAGGCTTTTCTGTTGCCAGAGCCAAGCGACGCTCAGCGCGCAAGGTGATGAGATTTTTCTGGAAGTTGTCGCCATCCGAATCACTCATTTCCACAACAACGCCTTCGCGGTTGTAGATCATATAAGCCTCGCTGAAGCGGCCCACCTGGAAGGTGTCTGCCGCCATACCCAGCGCCTGGATTACCGGGATGCCGAACAGACGCGCCTGACCGGCTTCATTTACCGAGTACAGGGTCTGGCCTGCTGCGGTGGTGAACAGCTCGATCTCGATGGTTGCCCAATCGGCAGGGTTGAGCACGATGGCGTCAGCCGGATAGCCAGCAGCATACAAATCGGCCATGATCTTGCGGATCAGAACCAGTTTTTTCAGCGTGGATCCGAGCGAAGCATTGGCATAGCCGTGGGCAGTGTAGTTGCCGGTGTCGTAGGTGCCGGAGATATTCGGCGCGGTGCCATCACCAACTACCAACTGAATATCAACCTTCTGGTTCACGCCGTAGCGCATGCGGGTGTCAACGTAGGCGGCCAGAGCAGGCGCATCGGCAGCCAGTTGCTTGGAAATCTTGATCCAGTGCGCAACTGTCGATACCGGCATGTTCACCAGCGTCCAGGTCAGCGACGATTCAGCTTTCTGCGCACCTTCGGCAGCTTCGGCTGCGTTGTTGGTAAAGGCGTTTTCGCGGGTGAACTCGATGGCATTGCTGGTGGTGGTGGTGCTTGGCAGCAGTGCTTCCATTGAAAATGGCTGGAACGCGCCAGCGACGATGCCGGCATTACGCTGCGGGGCGACGGTAGTGTCGGAACCTGTCAGGGTGTTTTTCACCTCGACGCGCAACTTGTTGAGGTTGCCGCCAGCAAAATCGCCATAACGAGCCGATTTGATGAACTGCTCGCCCCAGCTGTCGGCAGCCGGCTTTTCGTCCTGCTTTTGCGTGGATTTTTGCTCTATCTGCAAAATGCGGTCAGCCAGTTCGCGCTGCTTGATCGACAGGCCGTCAACCGCTGCTTTGGTATCGGCAGATGTGCTGCCTGCGTTTTTCAGCTCGGCATCGATCTTGTCCGCAAATTTAACCAGTTGCGCTTCGACGGCCTCGCAGGCCTTCATTACTGCTGCGATTTCGCTCATGTTTTTTTGCTCCATAAATGCAAAAAGCCCGCACAGTGGCGGGCTTTATTTTTGATAAAGGGTGGTTTTACAGCGGGATTCGCGCTTGCATTCGCTGCAGCATTGCCTGCAGTTCCTGCATTGCTTTCGCGTCGGCTGGCTTCGGCTCAGGCTCCCCCTGGACGAATATCAGCTTGGCGCGGCTGACCAGCGCTTCGGCCAACCCTTTACTGAGGCCGCCTGCATCCCGCAGGAAGCGCTCAAAATCTCGTATGGTTTCCAGCTCGCCGATTGACTCTTCCAGTTCGGCGCTTTTAACGCTGCTCAGATCAATGCGTGCGGCGCTGTCGGCAGGGAATACCACCGGCGAGACTTCCACCAGGCTGGACCATTTGCGGACGATGCGCCCGCCATCTGCGCTTTCTTCCCAGTCGCCTTTTTTCAGGTATCCACCGATACTGAGGCCGTCGAGCGTACCGTGTTTAAGTGCGGCGTGTACGTCTGCAGACTTGCTCAGCCCCGGCGTCAATTCGCCTTCCACGTATAGTCCGTGCTCGTCCTCTTTTGCCTTGAGCCACTTCCCGATGGGGATATCCCACTGGTGGCCGTAAAACATCTTTGGCTTGCCGTTGTTACGCAGCGTGGATTCGAATGCGCCGCGCAGGATGGTGTCGCCGTAGCTGTCGACGCCGCCAAAAACGCTGGCGTATCCGGCAAACTTTCCGCTATCGCCGTCGAGTTTGATCTGGCAATCACTGAGCGACAGGGTCTTTTTGAGTAGCATTGCCACCTCCTTGAATTTTTCCGAGCATGTCCAGCGGCGCTAAGTTTGTCTGCGCGGTCAACTGGTCGCCACCGGTAACTGGTGGGTCGTTTTCCAGTTGGCGGCATTCGTTGCGGGTTTTCAGGCCGTTTTGCACGGCTTTCGCGTAAAGGTCCATCCTGTCTTTCAGGCTGGCTCGCAGCAGTGCATCAAGGCTAAATTCGACACTCAGTCGGGCGCGCTGTGCCGGGGTCAAAACACGTTTGGCAATGGCCTGCTGCAGGTTGACCACCATCGGGCCAATAACCAGCTTGTGGAAGCCGTCGATTAGCTGCTCGATGCCGGACCCCCATGCGGTGACATTGCTATGCCCCACCAAAACCGGCGGCACGCCGAACCAGCGGCACAATTCTTCAACGGTGAATTTTCGCGTTTCCAGCAACTGCTGATCTGCTGGGGAAAGGTTCAGCTGCTGGTATTTCGTGTCCGCTTCCAGCAAATAAAGCCGGCTCGTTCCGCCTTCTGCCATTTCTTGAAAATTCGACTTGATTGCGGCCCGCTGTTCTTTGTTGAGCACCCGGTCAATCATCAGTATGCCGCTAGGCTTGCCGTGATTGGCAAACATTGAATTCGCAGCGCCCTGAGCGTTGGCCGCTTCGTTGGTGCTTGCGCGCATGTAATCCAGGCGATCCAGCCCGGTCGTTCCGTTGCCCATGCCCTTGATGTGCAGCACGTTGTCTGCGGAAAGAACGGCCACGTCGCTGCCGACGGTGTACTTATAAACAAGCGTGCCGTCAGGCAGCAGCCACGGATCTACCTGGTCCGATGCCATCGGCCATAGTGCGACAGCATCGCCGATGTCGTTGCGCTCAATTCGAGCGTACGCATTGCCGCGCAGCAGCAGGTTAAGCAGCAGCGCCACCCAGAATTCCATCGGCGTCATGCGCGAGTTTGGCGAGTCGTGCAGGATTTGCCACAACAGCGAATCGCGCGCCAGCTCACGCTGGCCTTTATCGGACCGGGTGTAAACAAACAGCGGCAGGCTGGCGATGATGTTGGCTATCAGGCTGATGCAGGCCCAAACGGTGGACAATTGCAGCGCACCATCTGGCGATAGTGCCGCCGTACCCGGAACCAGCGACCCACTTGCGCCACTGGTCTGCTTTCCGGACTGTTGACCCAATGCGCCGGCCCAGCCAAACCAGCGGCTGAGTGACAATAAAAAACGGTTCATTGGTTAAGCCCAAAGAGGTTGATAGATGAAGTCGTCAAGGTCTTGCGTGTCGGGCTGGTTCGGCATCACGCCGACAGCCATAGCTAATGCGACCATGCCGTCAATTCGGCCAGATGCCTTGGTTTTTACGAATTTCCTGTTTTCTGACGGGTCTTGCACGACGGTCGCATTGGACGCGCACATGCTCAGGACCGGATGATTGCCATGCAGGAGCTTATTGTTCAGCAGCATGGATTCCAGCTCGCGCAGAGCCGGCGACATGCTGACGAAGCCCTGACCGAACTCGATAAACCGCTCTAGCTCTTCCTCGGTAAACCCGACTCGCTCCAGCCACGGCTTGAGGAATCGCATGTTGTACCGGTCGAACGCCAGCGCCTGAACATCGCAAGTGTCGAAGACCTCTCGCAGATGATGCGCGACGAATTCGTATTCGATTGAGCGTCCAGGGGTTGTCTGCAACCATCCATCCCGCGCCCAAACATCGTATGGAACGCGGTCATTCCGGCTTTTTTCCGCAAGGCCTTCGCCCGGAAGCCAGAAAGTAGGATGGACATCGCCATCATCGGAAACCAGAACCAGCGCCGTCAGGTCAGACACACTAGACAGATCAAGCCCGCCGTAAACGCGCTTTCCTGCCATATCGTCTGGCAGTGCCCCGCAGCCCTCCCAAACAGACCGGGTGACAAACGGATTCCGCGCCTCGACTCGTTGATTCAGGATCAGGTTGCGATATGCAGCCTCTCGGCTCGGCATTCGTTTCGCGTCTTCTGCCTGCCTCCGGACCTCGTCCTTGTTCATGAATATGTCGAACGCTGGATTCGCCGCCGATATCGCTTCGTCGCTGAACGGATCAGAATCTAGCGGTGCAGTGTAGAGCCAGCATTTCTGCGTCGGATCGTTGCCCTGCTTTGCATCGTCGATCAGCACAGACAGCAAGTCGGCATCGGTCGGCGCCTGCGTGCTGATGATGATCGACAGCGGCTGATCCTGTGCGGCAGATGCAGTTTCCAGCGCCTCGTACAGATCAGAGCGCGGCCCTTTAACCTGGCCAAGCTCGTCATGTACCGTGAACACTGGCGACAGGCCATATGCTGTCGCAGCGTCGGCAGACAGCGCCCGGTAGAGCGTGCCCAGATCGCTGCAGGCCAGTTGCTTGGCTGTGTCGCGAATCGTCACCACGCTAGCCAGATCAGGCGACATGCGCACCATCTTGGCGGCTAGAGCAAACAGAATAGAAGCCTGGTCGCGAGACTGCGCAGCGCTGAATAGCTGGCTGTTGGCTCTGGCTTCTGGTCCACACAAATGCAGTAGCAGAAGGAATGCCGAAAGCGTTGTTTTTGCGTTCTTGCGCCCGAAGCTGATAATTGCTCGTCGCGTTGGCGTGTCGTAAACGCCTTTGATGACGGCTTTCTGGAAGTCGGCCAATCGCACAGGCTGGCCAACAAACTTTCCTTCAGGTATTCGGCAGTAGTTCTGGATCCATGCGATATTTCTATCGCCGCGAGTCAGTCTGACTCCGACACTTCCCACGGCTTGAGCTTCGCGCCCTTCTTCATTACAGTCCCGGCGTTTTCCGCCCGAACGCTTGAGCTTGTCGCCAGTCGCAGCTTGGTCGCTAGCGTTGCGACGACGCCCTGGTTTCGCGCTGCCATCGCCTGCAGTCGATCCCATCGTTTCAGCCCGTCATCGTCAGCGATCCACGCGGGATCAAATGCATCAAGTTGCGCAGCGATCTTGTCACCAAGGTCTACGGCGCGAGAATATTCAACCAGCAGCCGATAGGCCTCTGGTCCGATCAAGTCTCCAGCGCGAGAGGCGATGACTTCTCGCCAGACGCTGTCTTGCTCTGGCGTCAGATATGCCGGCGGCTCTGGCATCCGCCCAAGCGCAGGTGATGGCGGCGCGACCGTCAGCGACACTGCTGATCGTTTTCCGCGAACGCCCATAATTAGCCCTGAAACTACAGATTATTGATCGCGGTTC